ACATGGTTACCTTGCCTTCGGGGGATAAGAAAGCCGTGCTGCAGCACCGGGTTCAACGAGAGGCCGATAGCCGCGACATTGATGACGGCGTCCTCTATGGTCTGGGGAACGCAACGCTGCAAGTAGGGGCTGCGTCGCATGATCTGGAGGGCATATCCAGCCTCCTCCTGGTAGCGCACCAGGTTGCCCATCGGCTGGGCGATTTTCTCGAAGGCTGGTTGGACATGGGCGATGGCCTGCTCGACCACCACCATGGAATTTTGCTGGGCCATGGTTCGCTCCTTATTATCGTCACCCTCGACAGCAAAGATACAGCACAGCACGGCTTACGGCAACAGCGGTTTGATCTCGGCACGATGATCAGATAGATTGGGTTTCTGAGGGTAACAGAACAATAAAATTGGGCGATCAGTGGCAAATAATTATCCGTATTTTCCATTCTACGTTTCGGATTTCGATGGCGATACCCGACACATGTCGGTGGAGTCGATCGGCATCTACATCCGCCTGCTGATTTACCAGTGGACCAACGGAAAGATTCCGGGCAGCGAGCCGATGATGATCAGGATCGCCGGCTGCTCGCACGATCAGTTCATGGAATCCTGGGAGAACGAGGTCGGGCAGTGCTTCGAGAAATTTGATGACGGACCCGTCACTTCATACCGCAACAAGCGCCTTCAGATTGAGAGGGACAAGGTGCTGGCATCCACCGAACAACGTCGACAGGCGGGCATAAACTCAGGAAAATCACGCCGAAAAACCTCCCGAAAAACCCCTAAGAAACAAGCACATCGAACGAGCGTTCCTTTCCCGTTCGAACGAGAAGGCAACGAGAAGGCAACGATCCAGAGCCATAACCATAACCAGAGTAAAACACACAAGTCGCCGGCAAAGCCGACGACGGGCGCCACCAATCGCTTCGATGAGTTCTGGAAGCTCTACCCGAAGAAGATCGCCAGAAAAACTTGCGCGGCAAAATGGAAAGCGAGGCAGTTGGACCGCCTGGCTGACCAGATCATCAAGAACGTCAGAGATCGCATCGAAGGCGACAGCCAGTGGCTCCGGGGGTACGTGCCAAACCCGCTGACGTTCATCAACCAGGATCGGTGGGAAGATCCCATCCAAAAGGAAACCGCTGGTGAAAAAGCTCAGCGAAGTCATGCCGAAACATTTGACGACATCCACGCCCGGAACCGAGAGAAAGCCGGACTCGACTAGGGCGATGCTGGTGTGGGTCCAGTTGGCCGAGGTCTACGGTAAGGCGCTCTACCGAGAGCATGGTTCAGAGCCACCGATGCTCTGGAAGCAGGGTATTGAGCGGCTCAGTGACGACCAGATTCGCAACGGACTGAGGAACCTGGCGGAGGAGGCGCTGCCGTTCCCGGCCAATCTCGGCCAGTTCGTCAAGGCCTGCCTGCACATTCCTGAGGGCCGCCCGTGGATAAACCCGGCGAAGCAGATCGAGGACAACAGACCAAGCGGCACGATGTCGTACGCCGAATGGAAACGACAGAATGGGTTCTGAGGAAACACAGCAGCAGGTCGCGGTCTCGACGAGGGCTGAGCGTGAGAAGCATCTGCCGATCATTGCCTACAAAGGCGGCTTCGAACTGCTGGATGCAAAATGGGATCTTATCTCTGGCCGGACGGTGAAGTTCAGGCTAATGGAAGAGCCAGCCAAGCCGATCCTGATGCACCCGTTCGCGAGCTTTATTCGGCGCCGCGGTGGTCGGGTGGGTACCAGGTTTCACATGGTCATGACGGTGATCGGAAAGGATGAGCCGATGTTCAACGGTGAGGTGATGCTGATGTCCGGAGGCCAGCCGCTGGGCCAGGGATTCTGGGTATCGTTTTGGATCGATGACGAGGCTGATCATCATCCGTTTGCCGGCTACCGCGGCCGGAAGGGCGACACACCTGGCGACATGTACTCGGCCGCGTTTGTCGAGCTTGATGACGATGACTCAGCGATCGACCAGGACAAGCGCGCTCTGGTCGAGGACGCGCACGCGCGCGCCACACAGAAGCTCAGTCAGTACTGCTATCTGCTGTGCAACAACGAGATGTTTATTCTCTACCTGGAGGAGCGCGAGCCGGTGAATGAGGAAGCACAAACGATTCACTGGTGGGCAAAAGATGATCGGGTCGCCCGGTGGGTGCGATGGCGGTGTAACATTGAGTCACGAGCAGAGCTCGACACCAACAAGGAAGCGGCGAAGATTTTCCACGAGCAGATACGGGAACCGTATGCGGACTGGCGGAGTGTGAATGAATGAGTTGGCATTATTTGCGGGAGCAGGGGGCGGCCTTCTCGCTTCCAGATTACTTGGATGGACTACAATCGCAGCGGTCGAGATCGAAGAGTACTGCCGCCAGGTCGTGCTTACTCGTCAGGCCGAGGGACATCTCGAGAAATTCCCTATCTGGGATGACATCAAAACCTTCGACGGGCGACCTTTTCGGGGAGTTGTTGACATCATTACCGGCGGCTTCCCCTGCCAGGACATCAGTTCAGCTGGTCGTGGAGTGGGCATTGCCGGCGAGCGTAGCGGCCTGTGGTTTGAGTATCTCCGACTTGTTGAGGAAATTAAGCCTCGATTTGTATTCGCCGAAAACGTCCCGACGCTCCGTACCCGTGGCCTTGGCACCGTCATATCAGGACTTGCCGAACTGGGGTATGACGTACGATGGTGTCTGCTGGGAGCTTGGCACATCGGCGCGCCCCATCGACGAAACCGAATGTGGGTACTGGCCCACACCGGGGAGTCAGGAATCGCAGCCGACGCAGGAGTTCATCGACGAGGTCAAGGAGAATCAGAAGGGGACGCACGAACGCCTGTATCTGCCGGGTCGCAAGCACCACACGCAGCGGACACTGAGCCGAGCGGTGCAGACCTGGCCGACTCCGGATACACAGAATCATCGGGACGGGAAGCACACCCGAAAGGACATGCACGGTCGGGCATCGATTCGCCACAACGCCAGCCTGCATCACGCAGTGGAACTCGACAAGCAGGGGCTGTGGCCGACGCCGACCGCAAGCGTGGGCAGCGGCTCGAGGAACACGCCAGGCAGCAAGGCGCATCCGGGGATCAGCCTGGACGACGCAGTCCGCGGCGACGGGGGAACGGGGAGGATGTGGCCAACGCCGAAGGGCAGCCCGAGCGGACCCGACTTCGCACGACCAGGGAGGGAGCAGAGCGGCGGGGACGATCTGCTAACAGCGGTGACCAGGGAGCAGTTCCCGACGCCGACATCGCAGGATCACAAGGGCAGGGGAGAGGGGAGCTACGACCGGCACAAGGGTCTGGACAATCATGTGAAGAAATGGCCGACACCCGGAGCGGCGGATGCGAAGTGGAGGGACACCCCGCACACGGCGCAGTTGCGGAAGGAGCAGGGCAGCCAGTTGGGTCTGCATGCGGCGGTGATCCTCGAGGACCAGGAGCAGTGGCCGACACCGAGGGCCGCCGAATGGAAGGGGACGGGTCCGCTCGGGTCGAAGAGTCACAACTATCGGGTGGAGAAGGGCTACCTGGATGCGACAGTGCAGGAACGCGGTCAGATTACTGGGCCGTTGAACCCAACGTGGGTCGAGTGGCTAATGGGGTGGCCTCTCGGGTGGACAGACTTAAAGCCATTGGAAACGGACAGGTTCCGCTGGTGGCAGCACAGGCATGGTCTATCCTAAGCTCATCCCTGTCAGCCGACACGAGAAAAACCTGAGGCAATTGAAGTGCATCGTCAGTCATCGAACGCCCGTCACCCTGCATCACTGTCACGGCGGGTCTATGAAAGAAGTATTCATCAATCCCGGGATGGGGCAAAGGGCATGCCCCTACCTGCAGATCCCGCTGCATGCGAACTATCACATCGGAGAGTTTGGCATCGATACCGGCATGGGTACGACTGGCTGGGTAGCTGAATGGGAGCGTACGTTCGGGCGACAAATCGACCATCTGACAGAGGTAAGTGGGCTGCTTGGCTACGACGTAATCCAGAGTGCGAAGTTATGGATAGAGCAAAACAATCGGCGCTTGATCTTGGGTCGACGTTTGAACCAGTGACCCTGGATCTGCCCTGGCCGCCGTCGATCAACAGCTATTTCATGGAGTACGCGATGCCGCCGGCAGGCGCATTGATCGAGCA